TTGGCCTTGGCGGTGGTGTATGTGACCGCCTGCGCGAGCTCGGCTTGCCGGCGGTAGGTATCAACACCAGCGAGAGCCCAAGCTCCAAGGCGACTTACATAAACCTGCGCGCTGAGCTTTGGTTCAAAGTGAAAGCCTGGCTAGAGGCCCGCGACTGCTCGATCCCGCAAGACGACGACCTGCTCGCCGAGCTCGTCAGCGCCAAGTACAAATTCACATCAAGCGGCAAGATGCAGCTGGAGAGCAAAGACCAGATGAGAAAAAGAGGCCTGCGCTCGCCTGACTTAGCCGACTCGTTGTGCCTGACGTTTGCAAGTGATGCGATGACGCTCAGCGGCGTGATGAGCGCGGCTAGCAGCTGGCAGAAACCTCTCAGGCGAGGGCTGTCAATTACCTAACTGGTAAAATTAACCCCCATAAAATCGGTACATATGTGGGCTCGAATGGCGCATACAGATCAAAAGACCTATCGACGTGGCCCAGGCGGCGTGCAAGACGCCGCAAATGACATCGCCAAGATGCTCTATAAGAAGTCGCCTGCAAAGAAGCCAAGCAAGAAGGCCAAGTAATTGGCGGTAGGTGGGCTGCTCAATGTAGGCCGGTCTGCAGTACCAGCAGCTGTTGGCGCTGGACTGCTTGCCGCGCCCGAAGATGCGGAGGCGGGCTTATACAACACTGGCGCTAGTATCGTTCGCCGCAACGCAGATGTTGCGACGCGCGACATGTCGCAAGAGCGTGGCGGCAATCGCGGCGAAAGAAAACTGGCCACGCGCGTCACGCTTTCTGGCGCCGAGAAAGACGCCATACGAGCATCTATAAAAGGCAAAAAAGTAAACGAGCAGGCAGCATTTAGCGTCGCTCGCGAATGGAAAAAGCGTCATCCAGCATCTGATTGGTCGTTGCCCAACATTACTGGAATGGAGGTCGGCGACAAAGGCGAGTTGAAGTTAAAGTTTCAAGCGCAGCCTTATGCCTACAACAAAGATCGCAAAACCGGCAAAGAGGTTGCGCGCGGTTCAGCGCAATACAATCGCATCGTCGATAATGTTGTTGGCGAAATTAGCGACATAGCCAGACGCGCTCAAGCTGGTGATGTTGACGCCCAGCGAGTAATGGATAACGCCGGCTGGTATCAAAACGTCGAGCGCCGATTGCGAACCGAGTACGGCACATTCTCGCAAATGATGGGCGACATACTAGGAGCAACAAGCCCCAACACGCCGGTCGGCACTAACTTCAAGTTTAGCCAGGACATTTTACAGCGTGCTACGCGCGGTGATTTTGATGAACTGATGAATGGCTTCGCTGATCAGCTAGATCGTCGCTATGCGCTACAAGATCAAGCCGCTGCGTATCTGCAAGCACAGAAAAAAGCTGGCCGCACAATGAAGGCTGCCAAGTTAGACCCGAAATACGTTCGTATGGAGGACGAGGCAGCAGCAATATCGCGTTCTCTGCGCGCAAACGAGAACACTATAAAACAGCAGGCCAGAGACCAAAAAACAGGCGAGCTCAAAAACTACGGTATCAACAGCTATAACTCGATGATTGCCCTAGCTGACCGATGGCGCGTTTTGCGAAAGGGCGGGGCACCAAAAGCAAAAAACTTTTCGGGGAATCTTAGCGGCAGAAGCCAGCAGGCAACGATAGATGTTTGGGCTGCGCGAAACTTGCGCCGCCATTCTGGCCGCAAGCCCGTCCCAAGCTCTGCTGAAGCGACTGTGACAGGCAACGTGGTTGACGCTGAAAACTTTCGCAACAGCTTAGAGTTTGGCTTTGGCCAAGACGTTTTGGCCGATGCAACGGTGCGGTTGAATAACGAACTTGGCATGTCATTAGAGCCGCGCGACTTGCAGGCTCTGCAGTGGTTCGCCGAGAAAGACCATTGGACTCGAAACGGTTGGACGAGCACCGCTGGCGAAGGCGGCTCGTTTGAAACAATGATGGATGCTGACCCCGTCGAGTCGATGATGTTGGGCCTTAGCCGCGAGCAAAACAAAAAATTCCAAGGAAATGATTTTGTACCGACGCCTGCACAATCCCAGGTTACGGCGCAGCAGATCGTTTCATATGGCAAGCAAGATCCTGATGTGCGAGCCGTTAAAGGCGCTCCGACTTTAGGCGCTTACATGAAAGACCCAGAAACGTCGATGGATATCGACGTTGTAACGACGCAAGACACATTGCCGACCAGCATACTTGATGCAGCCGCGAAGCAAGCGGTCGAGGACAAGCAAGATTCTTGGTTTGTGGCCCGCAGAATCGATGACCAGGTTGGTTTGAGCTCACCAGAAATGTTCAACGCTGGCAGCGAGGTGTATTTCAAAGACGGTGTTGCTGCAGACGATCCGCTGATCTCAAACATACAAAAAGATTTGAATGCACAGGGCATACCCGCGTACACGATGATCGTTGATCCTCGGGATGCAACACGGGTTGTCGGGCTGCGCTTTTTAGACATCCCGCAGTTTGTTGATGCTGAAAAATTCGCTAGAATGTCTCCTGATGAGTACCGCAATCATGCGACTCAAACTTTAGGGCAATTCGATGTCGTCAGCAGAAATCTCAAGTCTAAGTACCCACAGATACAAGCGGCGCAGCCTTCGTTCTTCGACGTTAACGTCAAGTCGGGAGCACAAACTAAAGACTATGTTGCACAACTGCAGGGTGCAGAAAGAGACCCTGACGTGCTCCATCAAGAGTTCTACGGATTCAAGCCTGCTACCACCCGTTTCAGGGAGTTTAGTGGGGAGGCTAGACCGTATTATCAGGGACTGCGAGCGAGCCCTGATAGAAATCAAAGAGCAGCAAAAGGGCTAACTGCCGGCGGTCTTTTAGGCGCTGGCGCGAATGCAAATGCGCTAGGCCCATTCCCAGAATTCTCTGAACCATCATCAGCTGAGCTTTTTCAGCAAGGCGTCCTTGGCGGCGCTGACTTTCTAGCAAACGCAGCCAGCGGACTTGTTGAGCCGCTCATCACCTCTAGCCTGGTACTGCAACAAGCGCCGTTGCCAGTCACAACGCCTCAGATGGCGCAAACGCAGCAGCAATCTCGATCTGCATTTGACTACCAGCCACGCACTGACATCGGCCGACAAGCCAGCGAGAGCGCGCAACGCGCCATAGGCGGCGCTTTAGCCGCGCCCATGTCTGCAGCTGGCAGCTTGCTAGAACCCCTAGAACCCATTGCCGATATGGCCCGCCAGTTACCTCAGCGCGCCAGATTAGTCGGTCAATCCTTATTGGATATTTTCTAATGGCCGAACTATACGACGACGACGAATTCATCGAAGAAGACATGGGCATGGACGCAGAAGAGATCCAAGCCGCCATCACGCTCGCCATCGAAGATGCCGTCGATTTTATCGATAACACAATCTCGCCCCAGCGAGCAGTCGCAGCGGAATACTATGCCGGCGAGCCCCTGGGCAACGAAGAAGAGGGTCGTAGCACGGCTCAAACGATGGACGTGCGCGATACCGTACAGGCGATGCTGCCGTCTCTTATGCGCATTTTCTGTGGCTCTGATCACGTCGTGGAATACGCACCGACTGGCCCAGAAGACGTGGAGATGGCCAAGCAGGCGACTGATTACGTCAATTACATACTCAATCAAGATCAAGACCAGAGCTACATCGAGATCATCTACGCGACGATGAAAGACGCGCTGGTGAAGGGCTCTGGCTTCATCAAATACTGCTACGACGAGTCAGAGAAGACGCAGAGCTACGAGCTCGAAAACCTAGACGACGAAGCCCTAGCGGCGCTCAACAGCAACCCAGACGTTGAAATTGACATGCTGAAAAGCATGACGTCCAGCGATAACCCGGAGGCGATGCACTCCGTTCGCGTTACCCACCGCAAGAAGATTGGCAAAATTAAGGTTGAGTCGGTGCCCCCCGAAGAGATCGTCATTAACCGCAATGCCCGCAGCCTGGAAGACGCTGACCTGGTCGCGCACCGCGCGTACCTGACCATCAGCGACATGGTCGAGCTCGGCTACGACGCCGACGAGATCGAGCAATACGCCACCACCAGCGACACAGACTTCGAGCTCTTTAACGTCGAGGCTCGCGAGCGCTATCAGCAAAGCTCATTTGAAAACTCAGAGATGGTGCGGCGCGTTTTGTATGTTGAGGCATACGCCAAGATCGATACAGACGGCGATGGCGTTGCTGAACTGCGACGCATTTGCTGCGCTGGCCCTAATTACGAAATCTTGCGCAATGAGCCGACCGACATGGTGCCGTTTGCGTTCTTCTGTCCAGACCCAGAACCGCACGCGATGTTTGGCATGTCGATCGCCGACCTGACTATGGACATTCAGCGCATCAAGACCGCCGTGCTGCGAGCAAGCCTCGATAGCTTGGCGATGAGCACGCACCCGCGTGTCGGCATTGTCGAAGGCCAAGCAAGCCTAGAAGACGTGATGAACAACGAAGCCGGCGGCGTGATTCGTATGCGTCAGCCTGGCGCGGTTGTGCCGTTTAACTTGCCCTTTGTCGGCAAAGAAGCCTTTCCAATGCTCGACTACCTTGAC